AAGAACGGATTATTTACACCGCCAACTTACAGCCACATTTATAATCTAAAGACTGTTCAGATGTCTAATGACAAAGGAACATGGTTTGGATGGGATGTAGCTAAGATTGGTCCTGTTACTGACAAGTCTATCTATGACATAGCTAAAAACTTTGCTGAGCGAGTAGGCAAAGGTGAAGTTCAAGCTAAACATGGATCAGAGGAAACAAGTAGTACACCATACTAACGAATCCTAGGTAGTGGGCAGGAAAGCGAGAGTGGAACTGCCCACTTTTAATTTATGATAGAGAAATTTAGAAAAATCTTTGATGGATTAGAGGAAAGATTTGGTTATCACCAGGTTGATTCTAGCAATGGTGAAGGCAAAAAATCTGGAATATCATTTACCTCTTCCTACGCACACACAGAAGAAATGTGGAAAGCACATTTAGAAGGAACAAAATTTGAAGTTAAAACTAAAAATAAAATAATTAAAGCAGATAGTTTAGGATTATGTCCAATAAAAAGTGACAGCACTTGTAAGTGGGGAGCAATAGATTTGGATGAATATAAACCTAATGTAAAAGAATTATTTAAAAAAATAAAAAGTATAAATGTTCCATTCATACCTTTTAAATCAAAAAGCGGAGGAATACATATTTATATTTTTTTAACAGATGCTGTTCCAGCTTTGTTGTTAAGAGAAAAACTTCATACTATAAAAAATATATTTGGTGATTGTAAACCGGATAAAATATTTCCAGTTCAAAAATATTTAAATTTAGAAAAAGGGTCAGCAGGAAGCTGGATTAATTTACCTTATTACAAAGCAGAAGACACACAGCGGTATATGATAAAGGAGGATGGCAGTCCAGCCTCTATTAAAGAGTTTTTTGAACACTACGAAAGAAATAAAGTAACCCCTCAACAACTTAAAAAATTAAAATCAAACATAGACGAAGGCGATTCAGGCGACTGGTTTCAAGATGGTCCTCCATGCATGCAAGCATTAGCTAAATTTGGTGTGCCAAAAAGTCAAAGAAACGAAGTTCTTTTAGACATGACAAAGTATATTAAATCAAGATATCCTGACGAATGGAAAGATAAAACTTTAGAATACAACAAAAAATTTTTTGAACCTGTTGGAAAAGGTATGAGTTTTAGTGAAGTAAGTAACGTAATTGGATCAAGAGAAAAAAGAGATTATAAATATAGATGTGATCAAGATTGGTTAAAAACTTATTGTAATAGAGAAGAATGTGTAAAACGAAAATTAGGAATTGGTGGTGGCATTGATAATGAATTAGTATTAGGACCTTTATCCTTTGTAACCTCAAGTCCAAAAATATGGTATTTAGGTTTTAATGGTGATGAAGTAAGATTATATTCTAAAGAATTAGTAAAACAAGATTTAGCAAGAGAAGCTGCAACAGAACAAACAGGTAAAACACCTCCAAAAATAAAAAATTGGGACATGCAAATTAGAGGGCTACAACAAAAAGCTACTCCAATAGATGCTCCTGAAGAAAGTTTACCTGAGTTTAAATTAAGATCTCATCTTGAAGATTTTTGTTTTAATTTAAGAATTACAAAAGACAGGAAACAAATTATGATGGGCAGACCATTTGCTGATGGTAATGGTAAGAGAAGATTTATGTTTGATGGATTTTTTAAACATTTGCAATTAGAAGAATGGAAAGTTTCCATAGAGATAACACATCAAATGTTACAAAAATTAAAAGGTATTAGCAGAGAAAAATTTCACATTAAAGAAGGTGTAAAGAAATGGGTATATGTTTTAGATGAAAGTGCTTTTGATAGAGAACCAGAAGTAGAACAAAACATTTTAAATTTTAAAACAACTAATGACAAAGCAAATGAATACTAAAATAGATAAATTTTATAAAAAACGATACAAAATTTTAGGAGGCCCTGGCTGTGGTAAAACTACTGAAATATTAAAAATGTTAAAACGTAATTTTGAAGCAGGTTTACATTTTGATCAAGCTTTAATGATTGGGTTTGCAAAAGCCACAGTAGAAAATTTAAAAGATCGTGCTCAAAACGATAAAACATTATCTTTATTTTTTACTGAAAAACAAGCAGATTCTATAAAAACAATACATAAATTTTGCAAAGATCATCTTAAGGGTTATGAAATATTTAATGAAAGTGCAAAGACTATGTTTAAAAAATTAATTAAAACAGACCCAGAAAATTGGCCAAAATTAGCAGACAGTAATTATGATGGTAGTGACATAGTTGCGGTGGGATGGAGCGAAGAGCATGACTTAAAGTTTGGTGCTATTATGAATCTTATTGGGTTGGCAAAACATTCTTTGGGTTTTGAAAAAGCTGTAAAAATTGGCAACAATTATAAAATAATAAAGGACCCATTGCAAAGAATTTATCATTTTTATGATGAGGATCCTAGTTATTTACGAGTAAGATTTAAAAAACCAGAAATAAGTTATGTCTATTATAATTATGAAAAGTTTAAAAAACATTATCAAATGATTGATTTTGATGACATGCTAGAAAAATCCTTAGCAAAAAATATTGAGTTTAAACCATATAAAATTGTGTTGGTTGATGAAGCTCAAGATTTATCTAAATTAGAGTGGCAAGTAATTTCAAAAATAGCAAGAAATACAGAAGAGTTAGTTCTTGTAGGAGATGATGATCAATCTATTTATGGATGGAAAGGATCTGATGCTGAAATATTTCAAAAATGGCCATGTAAAAAAGAATGTGTACGTTCTTTGCCTAAAACGTACAGATTACCACCAGCAATATACAATGTTGTAATGAAGATACAGGGGGAAATACAAAATAGATTGGGTACAAAATTTGAATGTGATCCATCAAAACAAGGAAGTTTTAGATTTTTAGATAGTTTAACAAGATTAAATGGTAGCATAAATTCTAAAACTGACATGATTATGTGTGCAAGAACAAACAATCTTGCTACAAATTTTAAACGATATTTAATAGATAAAGGAATTATATTTAAAGAAAAAAGTTTTGGATCCGATAAAGGAAATACTTTTAAAAGTTTGTTTGACGAAGAAAAAAGAAAAATATTAATACAGGCTTGGAATACTTTACAAGAAGGCGGACAAATAAAAGCCTCTTTATATATTGATATGGTTAAAAAATTAAAACCAGGCATGATAGAATATGGCAAAAAAGGGGCATTGGAAAGTGCAGAAACTCAACCACAAGAATTTCAAAACCCTGACCTATATTTAAATTATGAAAATTTAAAAAAAAAATATTATTTTTTAGGAGATATAAATTTACCCTGGCACGAGGTATTAAAATTTACAACAACTAAAACATTATTTAGAGATAATGATCATTTTAATTTATATTTAAGAGATTGTTGGGAACGAGATCCAACGTTAGAAACTAATATAAAAGTAGCTGCAATTCATTCTGTTAAAGGTATGGAAGCAGATATAGTGGTTTTAGACTCTGATTGGGGTCCAAATTCAATAAAATCATACAACAGCGGAGATAGAAAAAAAGAAGACGAAGAAACTAGAGTAGCATATGTTGGCACATCAAGACCAAGAGAACATTTAATAATTTATCAACATAACTTAAAAACTAAAACTAGATTTCCTTTACTAACACATGAGTTTTTACAAGGATAAAAATTATGTCAGAAGATGAATTTTATAGATTTATAAAAACAATGGAAAGAGAGGTTTATGGAGAAGAAGATGAAGGATAACATATATAAAAAACAGGTAGGAGGTGATCACTATAGGTCTATGGTTATTCAACCCTCAGAATTTATTAACAGAAATAATATTCCATTTGCAGAGGGCAACGCAATAAAATATTTATGTCGTCATAAACAGAAAAATCAAAAAGAAGATTTATTAAAAGCTAAACATTATATTGACATGGCTATCGATAGAGATTATCCTGAGCCAGTGAAAGCAGAAATAAAAAAGAAATCAAACTCATGGGGGATAACTAAATGACACAAAAACCAATTTTTGCGGTACAAACAGAATGGTTTCTACCAGATGAATTTCCTGATTTATCAAAGTACGACGAAATTTCAATTGACTTAGAAACAAAAGACCCAGATTTAAAAACAAAAGGATCAGCCTCAACAAGAGGCGTAGGAGACGTTGTTGGTATAGCTATTGCTGTAAAAAATTGGTCAGCTTATTATCCAATAGCACATGAGTCAGGTCCTAATATGGAAAGAAAAAAAGTTCTTGGTTGGTTTCAAGATGTTTTAAAAACAAAAGCAAACAAAATATTTCACAATGCTATTTATGATATGTGTTGGATTCATAGACTAGGGCTCACGGTCCACGGAACAGTTGTGGATACTATGGTTATAGCATCCTTAGTTGATGAAAATAGATTTAGATATGATCTTAATTCAGTTGCAAATGACTACACAGGTATGGGTAAAAATGAAAATGCATTGAAAGAAGCTGCAAAAGAATGGGGTGTAGATCCTAAAGCTGAAATGTATAAATTACCTGCAATGTATGTAGGTGAATATGCTGAAAGAGACGCTGAAATAACTTTAGCTCTTTGGCAAGAATTTAAAAAAGAAATAAATGCACAAGACTTACATGCGATTGTAGAACTAGAGCAACAAGTATTTCCATGTTTATTAGATATGAAATTAAAAGGAGTAAGAATAGACGAAGATCAGCTTACAAAAGTAGAACAAACTTTACAAAAAAATTATGATCGATATATGAAAAGGATTCAAGAAGATTCGGGTTTATATCCAGAAATATGGGCTGCGGCTAGTATTGAAAAAGTTTGTAATGCAAGAAACATTACAGATTTTGATAGAACAGAAAAAACTGGCAAACCATCTTTTACAAAAAATTATTTAAAAAATCACAAAGACCCTGTGTTGAGAGCAATCAACAGTGCAAGAGAAGCTGATAAATTAAAAAATACTTTTTTAGATTCTATTAAAAATTTTGTATATAATGGAAGAATCCATGCAGATATTCATCAATTAAAAGGTGACTTTGGAGGGACGGTGACTGGTAGACTTTCTTATTCTAATCCAAACTTACAACAAATTCCAAATTATACAGATATTGGTATGGGAGTTAGGTCCATATTTGTACCTGAGAAGGGCCATAGATGGGGTTGTTTTGACTATTCTCAACAAGAACCTAGGTTGGTAGTGCATTTTGCTTTAAGCACTCCTGGGGTCCTTGGAGTAGCTAGTATTGAAGATAAGTATAAAAAAGGTAGCGCAGACTTTCATCAAATTGTGGCAGATATTGCTAATATTGAAAGGTCAGAAGCAAAAACTATTAATCTTGGTTTATTTTATGGAATGGGTAAGGCTAAATTAACAGCTCAATTAGGTTATGGAGAAGACCATGCAGGTAAAGTTTTAAAACAATATCATCAAAGAGTGCCCTTTGTAAAACAATTAATACAACAAGTTATGAGTAGAGCACAAGATTCAGGAAAGATAAGAACTCTTCTTGGACGTAGATGTAGATTTAATTTATGGGAGCCAAATCAATTTGGTGTACATAAACCTTTAAAACATGAAGATGCACTCGGGGAATATGGACCAGGGATTAGAAGAGCATTTACTTACAAAGCTTTAAATAAATTAATTCAAGGAAGTGCGGCAGATATGACAAAGAAAACTATGGTTGATTTAAGATCTGAAGGCATTACACCGATGATACAGCTACATGATGAATTAGATATTTCTGTGGAGTCTGAATCGCAAGCTAAAAAAATTAAAGAGATTATGGAAAATTGTGTTGAATTACAAGTGCCTAATAAGGTAGATTACGAAGTAGGAGATAATTGGGGTGACATATCAGATAAAATTGATGATATGTTTTAAACAAATGAGGTTAAAATATGTCTTACTTAAATGCAAATATTCCTGTACAATACGCACAAATAAAAAAGGAGTATTTATATGACCTTAAAAAACATCATGGCGAAGTTGAAGACTGTATTATCTTC